ACCCAGAGTCTAAAGGAGAAGTAGAAATGAACCTTTACGCTCAAAACAAACCAATGAGTACTCAAGATAGAGTATTTGCTAAATTATTTAAAAACTAAAAATTAAAAACCAAAATTATGTCAAATAAGATAGACCTTGCGACTACAGTAAACATTACTTCAACTTATGCTGGAGAATTTGCTGGAAAGTACATTAGCGCTGCTTTATTAAGCGCTTCAACAATTGAAGACGGAGGCGTAGAAGTTATGCCAAACGTAAAATTTAAATCAGTTATTCAAAGAATTGAAACTGGTAGCTTAATCGCAGATGGAACTTGTGATTTTTCTGCTTCTTCAAACGTAAACTTAACTGAAGTAGTTATTCAACCAGAAGAATTCCAAGTAAACTTACAATTATGTAAGTCTGACTTTATCAACACTTGGGAGTCAATCCAAATGGGATATTCTGCATTCAATCCAAACGGATTACCTACATCATTCGCTGATTATTTAGTAGGACACGTAGCATCTAAAGTTGCTGCTGCAAACGAAACTAATATCTGGACTGGAAATTTAGGTGGAGCGCAAGCTGGAGAATACAACGGATTAGAAACTCTTGCTGCTGCTGATGCAACAGTATTAGATGTATCTTCGCCAGTTGCTTTAACTGCTGCTAACATCATTGATGAAATGCAAAGAGTTGTGGATTTAATTCCAAACGCACTTTACGGAAAAGAAGATTTAAAGTTATACGTATCTAACAAAGCTGCTAAATTATACATTAGAGCTTTAGGTGGATTTGCTGTAGCTGCAACATCAAACGCTGGTTCTGATAACAAAGGTACTCAATGGTACGGAGGAGGAAGCTTATCATTTGGTGGTATTCCAATCTTTGTAGGTAGAGGAATGTCAGATGATACAATGATGGCTGCTCAATCTAGTAACCTTTTCTTTGCAACTGGATTACTTAACGATTACAACGAAGTAAGAGTAATTGATATGACTCCAATTGATGGAAGTCAAAACGTAAGACTTGTAATGAGATTTACTGCTGCTGCTGCAATAGGAGTAGGTGCTGACGTAGTTTACTACGCTGGATAATTAAACTAAATAAGGGGAGGGTAAAACCTCCCTTTATATTATTAACTCAAAAAACTTAAATATATGTCTTGTGATATTACTGCTGGAAGATTAGAGCCTTGTAAAGACTCGGTTGGAGGGATAATAGCAATCTACATCTCAAATTACACTAGTGGTTTATTAGGAACTGCTACATTTGGAACTGATGATGAAATTACTGCTTTTGCATCTCCTTTAACTTTTTACAAATACGACTTAAAAGGAGCTAACTCTTTCGAACAAACAAACGAGAACTCAAGGGACAATGGAACATCTTTCTGGACACAAACTGGAACGATAGTTTTAAAGAAACAAGACCTTGCAACTCGTAAAGAATTAAAATTATTAAGTTATGGTAGACCTCAAGTAATCGTACAAGATTACAATGGGAATTACTTTTTAGCTGGAATTGAAAATGGATGTGAATGTGCTGTTAATACAGCTACTGGAGCAGCTATGGGAGATTTAAATGGCTATAATATAACTTTTACTGGAACTGAAAAAGCACCAGCATTTTTTGTAGACTCTGCAATTATTGGAGATACTACTAATACTGTTGTTGTTGTAGGAACTTAATTTTTATACATTTTTCTTAAATTAAGGGTATTCTTCGGAGTACCCTTTTTTTATATAAAACACTTTTGCCCTTTTTTTGTTATTTAAAAAAGCTTTTAATGATAATACTAACTACAAGTGCAAGCGCACAACAATTAAAGTTTATTCCTAGAGAATATTCTGCTGATGGTATTATTATTACAGACCAAGACACAAACACACCAATAACATACTCTGGTTTAACATTTGCTACAAATAAATACTATTTACAAGGCAATGTAACGTTTAGTCCAGCTTTAAAAGAAGGAACATTTTATACACTATCTGTTTTAAATGGAACAAGCGTAGTTTATAAAGACAATATATTCTGTACAGACCAAACCATTAGTACTTATAGTATTAATAAAGATGTATATACAGAACACGCAACAACTAACGAATACGTAGTAATATGAGCGAATTTTTCGTAACAAAACTTGCAGCATACACAGCTCCAGAAGTTGTAGAGTTAAAGAATAAAGATTGGGTACAATACGGAATAGATAACAACTATTTCAATTACATAATTGATGTAAACAATAACTCAACGACTTGTAGAGCAATTACTATAGGTATTTCTAATATGATTTATGGTAAAGGTCTTGCAGCACACGATGCAGACAAAAGACCAGAGCAATATGCTCAAATGATGTCATTATTTAAGAAGTCTGATTTAAGAAAATTTATAAATGACTACAAAGTATTAGGAATGGCTGCATTTCAATTAGTTTATCAAGATGGTAGGGTAAAAGAAGTACATCACTTTCCAATGGAAACATTAAGAGCAGAAAAATGCAACGATGAAGGGGAAATAGAAGGTTGGTACTACTCTAATCATTGGGATAACTTGAAACCTACAGAAAAACCAGAAAGAATACCAGCATTTGGGTTTGGTAAAGCAAATGGAGTTGAAATGTACGTTTTAAAGCCATATGAAGCTGGAAAGTACTATTATAGTAGTCCAGACTGGTCTTCTGCGATGCCTTACGCTGTGTTAGAGGATGAAATAGGAGATTACCTTATAAATGACTGTATAAATGGTTTTAGTGGCACTAAAGTCGTTAATTTCAATAACGGAGTACCAGACCCAGAAAAAATGCAAGCTATTAAGAGCGATGTATTAGGAAAACTAACTGGAAGCAGAGGAGAAAAAGTAATAGTAGCTTTTAATAACAACTCTGAATCTAAAACTACAATAGATGACATTCCTTTAAACGATGCACCTCAACATTATCAGTATTTAGCTGATGAGTGCTTTAGAAAACTAATCGTTGGTCATAGGGTTACATCTCCAATGCTTCTAGGAATTCGTGAAGGAAACGATGGACTAGGAAACAATGCAGAAGAAATTAAGAACGCTACACAACTATTTGACAACATAGTTATACAATGCTTTCAAGACCAAGTAATAGAGTGTATTGATGCAATACTATCAATTAATGATATAGCATTAGACTTATACTTTAAGACTCTTAAACCTCTTGATTTTAGTGATATTGACATAGTAAACAAAGAAATTATAGAAGAAGAAACTGGTTATGAGTTAAATTTAAAGAAAATAGATGGAATTGAAGCTTATAACACTATAGAAGAAGCAGAAGCTAAAGCTTTAGAGCAAGGTTGCGAAGGATATCACGAACACGAAGAAGATGGTGTTGTTTATTATATGCCTTGTAAGTCTCACGAGAAAGCAAGCCTATCAGATGAAGAATCTAAAAACGTATTAGGTCATTTAGCAGAGAGTGGAGAACAAATGTCAGAAGAATATGTATTTGTTGATGAGATTGACCAAGATAGCGACATAGACAACGAAGATTGGGCAAATTACTTAATAAAAGAGAAGAAAAGCACACTATCTAAAGTTAAAGGACTATTAGGTTTAAAAGATGAAATAGATTCCAAGAAAAAAGGAAGTTCTTTTAGTTATTTAGATTCTAAAAACGGATTATATAAAATAAGATACACTTACGCTATAGGTTCATCAAAAGCAAGTAGTTCACAAAGAGACTTTTGTAGAAATATGATGAATATGGCAAGTGCTGGTACTGTATGGACAATAGAGGACATAGACAGAGCATCAAGACAAGGTGTTAATAGAGAACTAGGTCATAAAGGTAGGTCTTACGACTTATTTAAATTCAAAGGAGGGATTTACTGTAGACACAAATGGAAAAAGGTCTTATATAGGCTAGAAAGCAATACAGAGCCTTCAGAGAATTTAGGAAACTATAAAAAGACAAGAACTATTCCTAAAAGTTATATGAAAAACCCAAGAGGTTCTAAACAAGCTGGAATTGCGCCAGAGAATATGCCTAATAGAGGTGCATACCCTAAATAAGATAAGAAATGGCAAAAGCATTATTTATAACAACTAAAGACATTAAAAGGTATTCTGTACTTTCTGGAAATGTAGACCCAGACAAGTTTATCTATATGGTAGAGATTGCACAAGACACAGAAGTACAAAATTATTTAGGAACTAAACTTTTAGAGAAGCTACAAGCTTTAATTATAGCTGGAACTATAAACGACCCAGCAAACGCTGATTATAAAACGCTTTTAGAAACGTATGTGAAGCCTATGACTATTTATTGGGCTTTAGTATGCTATATGCCTTTTGCTGCTTACACAGTAGCTAATGGTGGCGTATATAAACACACAAGTGAAAGCAGTGTAACAGTAGATAAAGAAGAAGTTGATTATTTAGTAGAAAAATATAGAGACATAGCACAATTTTACACTAATAACTTTATAGACTTTATGATATATAATCAAAATACGTATCCAGAGTACAACGCTAACACACAAGATGATACTTATCCAGATACAGCTAACGCAGATTTCGGTGGATGGGTATTATAAGATATAAACAAAAAAAAGAGAATATTGTAAAGTTAGTACAATATTTAAAAAAGAAATATGTGGACACAAACGAACACACTAGACATAGAAATAAATTATAACTATAAAACAAAGAAGTAATGAATACTGGAACTTGGGGATTATATTACAATTATACTTGGTGGGGAAACGCTATACAAACTGCTCCTTCAGTTATTGGTAAACCAGACTTTTTTGGAAGTCAATTTGCTATGAATGAAAGACAAGAAGTAGAAGCAGTAAAATGCATAGCTGACTGGATTCACGAAACACAAATATTAGACGTATAAAAAATTAAACAATGGCAAAACCAAAATTAGCATTAATACCAGCAGCACAAGGAGACAAGTTTTATTCTGTACTCCCATCAGATGGAGTAGGAGACTTTACTTTTTCAAGAGCAAGTACTGGAACTAGAATAGCACCAACTGGACTAATAGAAGAAGTGCCAAGTGGAGATTCAAGACTAGACTACGACTTATTAAATGGTAAAGTAGTTAATTGTCCTCATTACCTTTTAGAACCAGCTTCTACTAATCTTTTTACTTATAGTCAAGATTTTAGCAATTCTTATTGGAGTAAATTAGGAGCAACTATTGGAGCAGATGCAATAACCTCTCCGAATGGTAGTTTAGATGCAGATAAATTTACAGAAGATAGCACAAATGGTTTACACGCAATATTTCAAAATGCTGGAGTTACTATTCCTACTGGAAATAATACTTTATCTGTTTTTGTTAAATCAAATGGTAGAAATTTCTTTCAAATACGAACTGGTAGTGCTGGTGGTGTAGACAATTCTCCTTTATACGCTAACTTTGATTTAATTAATAATACTGAAACTGCATCTTCTACTGGAGTAATAAATTCTAAAGTAGAAATATATCCTAATAATTGGAAAAAGATAAGTATTACATTTAATTTAAGTTCAAGTACTGTTGTTGCTTTAGTATTTCAATCGATATTATCTGGTACATCTGTAATTTCAGAAACGTATCAAGGAGATGGAACAAGTGGCTTTTATTTATTTGGAGCAACACTAGAAAATCTATCTTACCCAACAAGCTACATTCCTACTAATGGAACAGCAATTACAAGAGCAGCAGAAACTGCTACTGGCTCTGGCGATGCAGCTACGTTTAACGATTCAGAAGGTGTGTTGATGGCAGAGATAAGTGCTTTGGCTGATGATGGAACTTATAGATTAAATACATTAAGCGATAATACTTCTAACAATTTTATTGTTATTGGGTATTCGCTAAATTCTAATAAAATGTTTTTGGATGGTGTAATAGGGGGAGTGCGTTTTATCACTTTAGAAGCAACAGTAAACCAAGAAGAATTCAACAAAGTATGTTTAAAGTATAAAAGTGGCGATGCAAGTATTTATCTTAATGGTTTTAAAATTCTTTCATCAACAACCACATTTGCACATTCTGGAAGTCCTATATCTGAATTAGAATTTGACTATTGGAATAATACTTTGCCTTTCTACGGAAAAACTAGAGAACTACAATACTTTGATTCAGTATTAACAGACGCACAATTAGAAACACTAACAAGTTGGACATCATTACAAGAAATGATTACATCTCAATTATATACAAATTACTAATGGCACAAACACTAAAATTT